GTAGGCAATTCTTCAAAGATTTTTTAATCTCTTTTGGTGTTGTTGACTTAACAACTTCTAATCCTGTTACTTTAAGCTTTGGTTCAGAATATATAACTCCTTCATTAGAATATACCAAAAGAGCATATCTCTTTTTAGCTCCTGTCCATATTCCAGAAGAACAAATCTTTTCCAATTTAAAGAAGATTTTATTAGAATAAGAGTTAACATAAGTCGAAAGATCATCAGTAATTGAATATACATAAGGCTGAATCTTCTCAACTGCAACCTTATTCAAAAATTCTGTGATTTTTCTAGGATCTGTTATTTCCTTTTTAACAGTTTTATTAACTAATTCTTCAAGAGTTAAAAGGATTGAGTCTGTGTCAATTCCAAGAACAAAATCTTTATCCTTAGTTCCCAAAGTAGTATTTAGGTATTTGTTAACATTGTCTTGAACAACCCTAATAGATAACTGACCTTCTAGAGTAATGGCTTCAGCTAATCTAACATCAAAAAATCTAAAAAATTTAGTTCCCATACACCCATACAAAGAATTCAAAGAAAGTTTCTTTGCTTGTTGTAATGTATCATATTTAGATATCTCATATTCCAAATCCTTTTGTTTCTTTAAAAGATCTGGATTGGAATTTTCTTTCAATTCAGAACAAATCAATTCATATTCCTTTTCAGCTTTAATTTTCTGAGATTTATAAGTCTGACGAACAGCAAAAACATCTTCAACAATCTCTGTTAAGAATCCTTTTATATCGGTTCTAAAGAACTGACCATTTGGTGTTATAGTAACATTCATCTCTTTAAGTTTATCAAGATTTACTTTCTTAGATAATAGAGAATTAACATTTATTCCTGATGAAATAATATTTCTCATTTCTTCAGTGTAGTTTTCTGGATTTACTATTGTTTCTGGACTAATATTTTTACCCATAATAATACTAGGATATAGTGATGTTGCGTCTAAAGTAACAACCCATTTATGCAAACCAGCAATAGGTTCTTTTACAAAAGCTCCTTCATATCCAACATCTTCACCAATCTTAATCATAGGAACTTGTATGTTTTTTTTCTTTAGAAAATCATATATGATAGAATCCCACATTCTAGTTTGTGTAAAGATATCTTCATAGTTAGTTTTTGAGTCATATGCTAGGATTAAAGCCAAACTCAACAACTTACACTTATTATCAAGAGATTCGATTAGCTTAACATCTTGTATGTTATATTCAATAAACTTTTGAAAATCATTGATATATAAATTATGAAGAGAACCTTCATAATCAACTTTACTTTCCCCAATTTCAACATTAACTATGGTATTAAGTTTATGATTTTCTTGAGAAGTTCCACCAGGTTGATACTTTTTATATAAGGTAACATAGTCTAATGTAGAAATTCCAATGATATTATATGAAATCTCTTCACGCATAAACTTACCACCAACAACAATCTTGTTGGTTTTATCTCTAATAATTCCCCACGGAGATAATCTTTTAGTTTCCTTTTCTCCAAGAATCTTTCTAAACCTATTCACAACATACGGAATATCATATCCATCAATATTCCATCCTGTCATAGCATCAATACTCTCACTTTCCCAAAATTCTAAGAAAGTTTTACATAAAGTATATTCATCTTTACATCTAAAATATTTTACATCGTCAGGAGCATTAAATTCATTATATCCCCATACATAGGTATTAGGTTGTCCAAGAAATTTTATAGAAATAGATATAATAGGCTGAAAAGGATTTTCTGGATAAGAAAATCCGCCATCATCTGGATCTGAATTAACTTCGATATCGAATATAGCTATTTTTATCTGTCTAATATCCCAATCAATAGGATCTTTAAAAACATCTGAAATAAAACAATATTGAAATCTATCATTACCATAGATTTTAAAGTTTTCTATAGCTTCATGTTTTTTGATGAATTCCTTAGTTTTTCTAATAGAACCCTTCTTTATCTTCTGAAGATATTCTCCAGTTAGAGTTTTATATTTAGATTCGGAATTAGTTGGTATGAATAGAGAAGGAGAATAAGGGACTTTTGTTTTTACTCGTCTACCATTTCTATATCCTAAATATAGGATATCATCCCCTAAAATTTGGACATTTGTGTAAAAATTAGACATTATATTACTTATAAAATAAAAACCCCTCTTGTTACAGAGGGGTTGTTGGATTAAACTACAATATTTGATTTTGGTGTTATGAGGCCACTGCCAAACATACTTCTGTATTGGTTTACAAATTCATTTCCAATCTCAATAGGTTTAATTATAACATGATCTTTGTGAAATCTCAAGCTATAATTTGCTCCACGATCAGCATGAATAGGATAAGGAACAAATCCAAAAGAAGGTTGATTTGAGTTTTTTGTTGGAATAATTAACAACTGAGCAGGTTCTTCTACAACATACTCATTAGTAGAGTCATCAAATGTAATATCTCCTACAATATCTTCATTAGTAATTAATCTCAAAGAACTAATAGACATATCATACCCCAGAATCTTCAGGGGTTTGAATAGCTGCTCTTAAAGAAGTTGAATCAACAGGAATTACAACCACTTCATTAGAAATTTGACCTCCTACTTTTTCTTTCAATGAATTCATATAAAGATCTTTATCTTCTTCAGAACTAAATGGAGAAGTATCAGCATAGATCAAAAGTTTATCTTCTTCAGACATCTTTAGAAGAGAAAAATCAATTCCTGTATAAGTAAATAGAATTTTTCCTCCTGCTTTTGAAATACTATTTAGAGTTTCATTGTCTCTAGCTTCAGCCAATCTTTTCATTGCTTGTTCTTCGGTACATCCAGTAATATCTACTTTTACAACAAGAACATCACCTTCACCAAGATTAAATTTTTCCAAAATTACATTTGCACTTTCAATTTCATTTTCCATATTTCCTCCAATTAAGCTTTTCTATATTTCATTTCATATTTTATATTTTCAGGAGTAAACCACTCTCTTAACATATCAATTACTATAGTTTCATCAAATGATTTACAAGAAAATACATCAAAATACAAATCTCCGTTATGGTCCATAAAATGTCCCATAATATTTGATGTTTGAATAAACTGTAAAACAGTCCATCCAGTTAAGTCTCCTTCTCCGAAATGGAGAACTTGAGGATCTCCAAAAGGAACCATGTCAATATTTTTTACTAATTCCTTAGTAAAATCAGAAATATAAACAGGGTCTTTGCTCTTAGATAAGTCGCAACCCTTAACATCTAAAATAAGATGATATCCCCAATAATCTTCCATTAGCGTAATCTCCTAAAACATTTAATATAAAATATTATTTATAATAATCTAGTTTATTAACAGAGATTCCAAATTTCTTTAAAAAATCAATACCTTCTGTACTTTTATATTCTGTTGTATAATAGAATTCAGATATTTTAGCACCATATATCAATTTAGCACAATTAATACAGCAAGAATGAGTACAAAATAAAGAAGAACCTTCAGAAGATTCATGAGAAGATGCTATCTTCATTAAGAGAGCCTCTTCAGCATGAGATACATAAGGTTTTGTTTTTAAATCATATCTACCAATAATAGGAGATTGAAGTTCATTATGAAATTTCTCATCACTATATTCAACGTGAGGCCATGTCTTTTCTATAAATTCAACATCAAGCCAAGCACCAGAATCTGGATTCATCCAAACTTTATCTTCGCAATTATTATTCCATCCTCTAGGAGTTCCATTCCAAGAGAAAGAAATAATATTATCATTCTTAACTAAAATCGCACCAACTTTTAATTTTTCAGCATAGGACAATTGAGCAGTCCTATGTGCAACATCAATATAGAACTGTTTTATTTTATCTTTAATCATTATCAATAAAATCCACCAGAGAAATAATTATAATCCCATTCGATATCTTTAATATATTTCTTCGGTGTATGTTTATTAGCAATAATATTTTCTAGTATCTTTGATGATATATCTTTAAATTTTGGAGCTTCTACTTCAAAAACACAAGTGTAATTTTCATCATTAGAATTCATTCTAGTTTGAGCAATAGCTCTACCTTCCTTCTTTTTAAATTGATCATGATTTGATCTAAATGCCCAACCACATTTAACAATATGTTTACCATCTACTTCAATTAGATCTGATACAATAGTTATATCACGGTTCTTCTTGAAATTACGAATATAAAAGGTTTTAATATTACTCATCAATTACTCCAATAAATTAACATTTTTCAATAAATTCTTTATTCATAAAGAATATTCTTTTATCAGTTTCACTTTTTTTAATACCAACAAAAAGTATACCATCAATCTTTTTAGTTGGCAAGCTTTCACTTGTATAGTAAATGTCTTGTGTTATTTTTGATCTTACTTTTTTAAGTGGTAAGAATTTAGGTTTACGTTTCATAAAAACTCCTATAAAAAAAGGGAGAGGATTGTCTCTCCCTCTTCATTAGATTATATCAGATGAATTACAAAATATCAAGCTTTTTCATCTTTTTGTGTTCTGGAATGACGTTTTCTAACAAGATTACAAGAATGCCATTTTCCATAGAAGCACTTTTTACTTCAATAGAATCAGCTAATGTAAATTCTCTTGTGAAATCTCTGTTAGCAATGCCTTTATGAATGTAGGAGACTCCTACTTCTTCTGGTTTACTTCCAACGATTGTTAATTTACTTTGATTAATGGTGATGTCAATATTTTCTTTAGAAAATCCTGCGACAGCCATTTCAATAACATAAGTATACTCACCATCCTTTCTAATATTATAAGGAGGAAAATTACCTACTTTTGGAAGCATTGAAATGTCATTTAGTTGATCCAAAATCCTATCAACACCAACCAACGAATTAAAAAATCTTGTTGGTAAGTGAAAATTTTCTTCCGAAAATTGATTGTTTGGAAAGGCAGACATATAATTATTTTCGATTTTCATTTTATTTCTCCTTTTTAAGCGAGTTTATATTAAAAGTCTTCCCCCGAAGGCAGAAGTGTATTGGAGGAATATTTTACTTGCCTTTCCTCCAACTGCAAGTCCCATCCCGATGGGTTTTATATCTTTTTCTTAAAAGAACCTATTTGATACTTAGAAATCAACTCGTAGTCTGGTTTCTCTTTATATGAAAGAATTTTAATTTGATTAAGTGGAACAATATCATGCTCAATAATTTCAGGATTTTTTATATTTAAAAGCTCCCATTCTTCCAACAAAAATGCAATGGTATTTCTTCTTTGAATATCGTTTTCAGTAATATCAGAAGGTCTATTATCCATTTTAAATAATTCTTTAAAGTGCATTATAGAATACCTACCTCTTTTGTGTAGAATATGAACGCTTTGATATAAAATTTTATCCTTCTTACTCAAAACTCCAATTCTAGTTAAAGTCTCTTTTATCTTAAGAAATGATTCTTCATTATCTAAAATAACCTCAACTCCTAATCCTTTAAAAATGTCTTCTTCCATCATTACAAGATCTCCAAAATAAATAACTTTAAATAGTTTGTTAATACTTGTATTATTTATAAAGATTTAAATTTTAACAACACTACTTTTATCTAAGACTTTTCTTATATGGTTCAATTGATCTTCTGATATTAAATTTGATACTTCTTTAGCTTTTTTAAAAGAATAATTAAAATATTCCTGTATTAATTTAATATCATCATAAGAAGAACCAGACTTAATCCACTTTCTAAAAGGTCTTTTGTACGGTTTGATAGAATAAAACAAATAATCATACTGAAGTTTTTTATCCAGATTCTTATAAAAATTTAAATCTTGAGCGAATAAAATACAATCTATATGATATGACAATGCTCTATTAACAACAAAAGGAACATACTCATTTTCTTCTATATTTGAATGTAGTTGATATTTCTTAGTATCTAAAATAGAAGGAATACAATCCTTAAAAAGATCCATCACACAAACTCCACATCATTTGCAAGTTCTAACAAAAAACACATTAATTGTATTTCTTGATCAGCAACAAAAGAACTTTGAAATTGATATCTACCAACCAATAAAATTAGTTGGGGAATATGAAATGGTTTAACAATAGAATGCATTCCATCATATATCTTACGATATATCAAGCTAACATCATTATCAAGACTAGAAACTACCCATTCACGAATCTTAGTAATATCTTTATCTTTAAGATAAACAATTAGTTCTTTTAGTTGAATATCTCCTACTTGAGTAAGAATACCAACATCAATAGACCCATTTACAGAGTATCTCTGTAATTCATTCAACACTCTCCTATTATCAGGAAAATATTTAGTTATGAAATTAGCAAGAACTTCTTTATTATATACAATATTTTCAAGATCAAGAATATTACAAACTCTCTTGAAAAACTGAGCCAATAGTTTACTCTTTTCTCCTTTATCAATACCAAAATTAATTACAGAGCATCTTGAATGAATTGGTTCCATGATCTTATTAGCATGGTTACAAGTCATAATGAAAGTGCAATTTTTAGCATATAACTCAAGAAAGCTTCTAAATGCTAACTGAAAGTTTCCAGTTGTAGCATCAAACTCATCAAGAATAACTACCTTTCTTCCTCCTGTAATAGAAACAGATGTAGCATATGATGTAATTTTAGTCCTTAACGTATCAATACCATTCTCATCTGAAGCATTAATAAAAAGATAATCACAACCAACATCCTTACAAAGAGCCTTTGCGATGCTGGTCTTACCAACACCAGCACCACCAACCAAAAGGAGATTAGGAATCTCCTTTCGTTCTACATATTGTCTAAAAGTCTTTTTTATTTTTTCAGAAAGAATGCAATCTTCAACGGTTTGTGGTCTGTATTTTTCAACCCAAAGAAAATCAGTATTATGCATAGTATATTAAGAATTAGAGTTAGAAGAAATACCTTCATAAAAGAGTTCAAACTCTTCATTTTCAGTTTGTTGTTCAGAAAAGTTTTGCTTATGATAAGTCTTAGCTATCTTGCGAATAATCTTCTTAGGAATCTTCAACTCATCATATACATGATCAATAATACTCTTCATAGTATCTTTCTGAGCCTCCATCATTGTCATAACATCAGACATTTCTCTGATACTCTTCTTCAATTTATTGAGTTCTTCTTCAGAAAAAGTTCCAAAAGTAGATGATACTGCATTTCCCATAATATAATCTCCTATTAATTGTATGTGCTGTTAGTTTCAAGGGTGATCCAATAATTAACCTTCCCATCTCTATCAGAGAACTTTGAAATTCCCTTAGATGAAATCTCTACCAAATAAGTTTTTGGTAGAATTTTAAGATGATCGCTTTTAAATATCAATTTAAATACATCTCCATTTGGATTACTATCAGGAAGAATCAATGTGTGTGTAGGTGCAGAATTTACTTCCGCATCAAACGAAACTAGTTTAATTTTATCACCATCAGATTCTACTGAAATGTTAGGAGACTGTAATACATTAGATGCTTTAATAATACGTTCAAAATCATTCTGATCTAATACAAATGAAATATCAGGAGATACAGAAGGTCGTTTCGACTTGTTGATGATCTCCTGATTTTTATCATCATATATCAAAGATGGAGCATTGTAAATATAGTTGATTTGAGATCTTCCATCAGAACCTTTAATAATAACATGTGTATCAGTAAACTCAAGATCAGCAGTTCCACCTTTAAACAGAGATATTACCAATAGAAAATTACTCAAATCAAAAATTCCAAAATCCATTGGAATATCTTCCTCAATAAAAGCTTCCGCAAGAATATTACGTTGTGCTGAAACTGAAGATACTACATTACCTTTTTTAAACAAGATCCCATTATTAATTGAAGAAAAATTCTTCAAAATTGTAAGAGTGTCATTAGAAATCTTCATCTTTTCTCCTTAATCATAACAAAAACACATGATACAGCATAAATCCAATTTAGTCAATCTTTAAGAGATGTGGCACTCAAAGCGTTAGTTTCTTCTATCCTCATTGACTTCCAACGTTCAAGAGACACAATAGCCTCTTGAACATCTTTTTCAATATCTTTATGTCCTCTCCCTCCAGCAACGAGCAATTTTTTAATTGCATGTTGAATACAAGGATCAGTTACATTAAAAATATCTAATACTCTATAAACATCTACATAATCATAAGGAACTTTTTTATAATAATGTGAATATTTTTCATTCATATTACATTTCACCAATATAATTAGCTACCGCTTGTAAATTTCCACTAAAGATATAACTACCAATATGAGACAACTGCATCCACGGAGCAATCCATACCTTAACTCCAATCTTTCTCATTTGATGACAATTGCAATAATCTTCTGATAAAGTTCTACGAGATTCTGGATCAATGAACACATTAAAGAAAGAACAAATTTCTCTTTCTCCACCAAAATGAGCTTGACCAACATGATCTGGCTTATACATATATTCTGGATATGCATTTTGGAACTTTTCAAATACTTCTCTTCTATACATACAGAATCCAGTACCTACTTCAGAAACTTCCAAAGGTTCTTGAATAGAAAATCTTTGATTTCCACCAACTGGGTTAAATACCATCGAACCAACCAATTTAGGATATTCACTAACTGGAAGATCTTTATTTTTAAGAATAGCTTTATTAAGCTGTCCCCATTCAATAGATTTCTTCGGATAAGGTCCACCAATAATTTCCTTATCAAGAGCAAGCATTGCAACAATATCTTGTGGATTGAATCCAATATCAGAATCAATAAACATCATATGGGTACAATCTGAACGATTCAAAAATTCATCTGTAATATAATTTCTTGCTCTTTGAATCAAAGATTCATTAAATAAGAAACTGAATTTAACTTCAACTCCATATTGTATTAAAAGTGCTTGTAGATCCAAACAAGATTTCATAAACATACCGCAACATTGACCACCATACATAGGTGTTCCAATAAAAAGTTTCTTCTTTCTCAATTCTTCAGTTGAAATCTGAATTTCCATATTTTCTCCTATTACACGTTATAAAGTTCATTTTCTGTTCTGTTATACCATTTTCCTCCAACAACAGCAAAGTCGCTGGTGGTATCAACATATTCAAATACTGTAGATTTCTTTTGAATGTCATGATGACTAATCATAAATCCTGTTGACCATCTTTGAGCTTCGCAATAACTAGCCCTACGAATATGACCCGCTCCTAACTGATGCCATTCATAAGCACCGTAATTAAGATTATGTAATGTTTCACTTTTATGTGAATGATGGTGTCCATTACATCCAGGAATTCCATATTTCTTTCCTTCTGGATAATGATGGAATAGAATAGAATCAAATTTTATCAAATAATTCTTTTTCAATTCCTTCTTTAAGTCTGATTCAGTGAATACTGTTAGGTCTTCTCTAGAAATATAATTAATTTCAAACCTATCTAAACCAAGAAGTTTAGAAATAGTAAACCCATGAAGATCGCTCAATAGAACCATAATATTAGGGCTTGATTCTGATAAATGA